CCGCCGGCTCCACCGCAGCCCCAGCTCGCCCCCGCGACCAAGGATTGGATGGATTCCAACCCGTGGTTTGGCAGGGGCCCCAATGCCGACAAGACGGCAACGGCTGCGGCGGTGGCCATCTCCGACGAACTCATCGAGGAGGGTTTCGACCCTTCCTCCCAGGAGTTCTACGGGGAGGTGGAGAAGCGCCTTGTAGCCGAGATGCCGCGGATGGCGTCGAAGCTGGGCAAGGAGAAGGAGCCGGAACCCCGGCGTCCTGTGGTTGCTGGGCAGTCGCGCACGCCTGGCAGGCGTATTCGCCTCGACGAGGGCACCGTGAGGGCTTCGACCCGACTCGGCGCCTCCTTGGAGGACACCGCCCGCTACATGGAGAAGATCCAGGATGCGGGTGACGGATACGTCAACATCGATGTCAAGCGCGGGAGGAAGTGAAATGACGATGCGTAGTACGCGGGAAGATACCGCTCGCAAGCGTGAGTGGAAGGAGCCCAACGAACTGGATGTGCCCGAGAGCCTCTCCCTGCGTTTCCTCAGCGAGGGCTTCGGGACCCGCTGGATCCGGGTGATGCTTGAGGGCAAGCCCGACCCGGTCAACGTCATGACACGCATGCGCGAGGGGTATGAGTTCGTCCGCAAGGATGAGGCACCCGAGTGGCCGGAGGCTCCCTCCATGGAGTACGGCACGCACGGCAATCTCATCGTCATCGGTGACCTCGCCCTCGCCAAGTTGCCCCTCGACATCTCCGAGTCCCGTACCCGGCAGATGGCGGAGAGGACCCAGGCCCTGGCCGATGCCATTAACCGGCAGTTGCAGGAGAATCGCAACCTCAACCGCGCCATGCCTGTATCAAATCGTGGAAGTAGTAGCAAGGTGTTTTCTGGTGGCCGCACCCCTACTCTCGACTGAAACCAAGGGCCGCCGAAGGAGTAGAGCATGACTGCTACGAAGCGGCCCTTTGGCCTCCAGCCGGTGCGCATCCGGGGCGGTAGCCCCAACAGCGGCGCACTCAACACGTACCGAGTCGGCGCATCCGCCGGCCCCTCCGATATCGGTGATGGCGACCCGGTGAAGCAGATTGCGGGCGGCACCCTCGCCCTGGCCTCGGCGGCGACGGATTACATCATCGGCGTTGCCAAGGGCTTCAAGTGGGTGGACCCGGTGACGAAGCGTCCGACGTGGAGCAACTACCTCCCGGCGGGCACCTCCTCGGCGGACAGCAACATCTACGCCTACGTCGTGGATGATGACCGTGCGACGTTCATCGTGCAGGCCGATGCCACCGTCTCGGCGGGCGACCTGGGCCTGAACTTCGAGCTTTCGGCCATCGGCAGCGTCAACACCGCCTACGGCAAGTCGCAGGCCGTCCTCAAGGCTTCGACGCGCACCACGGCCACCAAGCTGGTGCGTCTCATCGGCGCCTACGACACGCCGGACAACGCGCTTGGGGATGCCTTCCCCATCGTCGAGGTGCGGATCGTCCAGCACCGCGATACGCAGGCCTCGGCCTTCTAAGGAGTAAAGACACATGGCAGCTATCACTAGGGCAAATATTGCCAAGCAGCTCCTCCCGGGACTCAATGCAGTCTTCGGCGTGGAGTACGGTTCGGTCGACGACCAGCACCTCCCGCTCTTCGAGATCGAGAACTCGGAGAGGGCGTTCGAGGAGGAGGTGCTCTTCACCGGCTTCGGCACTGCGCCGACGAAGGATGAGGGTGCCGCCGTCGAGTACGACAACGCGCAGGAAGCCTGGACCTCCCGCTACACCATGGAGACCATCGCCCTCGCGTTCTCGATCACCGAGGAGGCCATGGAGGACAACCTCTATGATACCTTCGCGCGTGTTCGTGCCAAGGCTCTGGCTCGCGCCATGGCCAACACGAAGCAGGTCAAGGCCGCCAACATCTACAACAACGGCTTCAACACGGCCTTCCCTGGTGGCGATGCGGTTCCGCTCTTCTCGGCGTCGCACCCCACCATCGGCGCGGGCAACTTCAGCAACACGGCTGCGGTTGACCTCTCCGAGACGGCCCTGGAGAATGCCCTCATCGCGATCTCCCTCTTCAAGGATGATCGTGGCATTCTCATCGGGTCGAAGGGCGTGAGCCTGCACATCCCGCCGCAGCTTCAGTTCGTGGCCGAGCGCCTCCTGAAGAGCCCGGGTCGTGTCGGCACCACGGACAACGACATCAACTCCATCAAGTCGATGGGGATGCTGCCGGGTGGCTACCACGTCAACCAGCGCTTCACGGACACCAACGCCTGGTTCATCAAGACGGACGCTCCGAACGGCTCGAAGATGTTCGTCCGAGTCCCGCTCCAGACGAAGATGGAGCCGGACTTCGACACGGGCAACCTGCGCTTCAAGGCCCGCGAGCGTTACGCCTTCGGGTGGTCGGACTGGCGCGGCTGGTTCGGTTCGTCGGGCGCTACCTGACCTACCCTACCGTGAGGTAAGTGGGAGGGCTGGGGGAAACCCTGGCCCTCTTGCTTTTCGTGGTACCCTATGCTACACTGGGGGACCACCCCGGCAACAGAATCGGGGGCACAATTTTCCCCTATTCTACGGAGTGCATCATGTCTCGTTTCACGCGCGAAGTCTACCCGGTTGTCGTCGTTGCCTCGGTTGGCACCTCCGCCGCCGATTGGGGCGTCGATACCGATGGCTCCCTCATCCTCAACCAGGTGGTTGCCACCTCCATCAACGGCATGAACGTGTCGTCGGCCCCGGCTTACCTGCCCATCAAGAACGCCGCCGGCACGGTCTACTACATCCCCGTGTACACCACCATCGCGTAAGGGTGCCAGATGTCCTGGACCCAGATCAAGTCGGCCTTCACCTCTGCCACCTCTACGGTGGTGGTGGACAGGCCGACTCGTCTTCGCAGCCTCTACATCCACAATGACCTGCCGGGCACCCTCTACGTCTACGATGCCTCGGCGGCCATCAGTGCGACGGGCCAGAAGATCCTTCAGGTGGACATGCCGCATAGGGCTACCTCCGGTAACCCCGACAGCGTCGCCATCTACATTCCCGATGCGGGCCTTCGTTGCGAGCAGGCTATGTTCGTGAAGGTCTCCGGTGGTGCCAATTGCGGCATCACCCTCTTCTTCGATTGAGGTCTCAAATGGCCACCATGAAGGGCAAGGGTGCTGCCGTCAAGGGCACCAGCTACCAGAACAAGTTCGAGCAGCCGCCCGTCTACACGATGCCGGTCACCAAGCGCATCGAGATGCCGGCCAAAAATGCCCCGCGCTACGCCAAGGGTGGTTCCGTCTCTCGGGGGATGGGCTGCACCTCCAAGGGCGGCGACTACAAGATCTACTGAGGTCACCATGAAGAGCAAACTCAGGGGCGGAAAGCCTCGCGACATGGCCACGATGTCCCACGGGGGCAAGACCTCCCGGGGTGCTGGCGCGGCCCAGCGTGGCTACGACTACGACGTGTACCGCAAGGGCGGCAAGGTCAAGAAGTACGCCGAGGGCGGCAAGGTCAAGGAGTACGGCATGTCCAGGGGCACCGAGTCGATGCCCGAGTGGGATGTCCCGCAGTACTCCCTTTCTGATCTCTTCGGGCGCAAGAAGGCCCCGGAATCCAAGTCCGATTACAGCGCGGGTGCCGTGAAGAGAGAGCCCCTGCCCGCACCCAAGTCCTCTTCGGAGGAAAACACGGGTGCAGGGGATCGCATTCGCCAGGAAGCCATGGATCGGGAGGAAGCTTCTCGTGCTTCCAGGCCGCGCGCTACCGAAAGCCTGCCTACGCGCCCCACTTCCCAGCAGCGTAGCATGACTCGTCGAGCGGCAGGTACTGAGTTTCTTTCCACGGACCCCGCAGTTACGGGTCCTTCTCGCAGTCGAATCCCGCGCCCGATGACAGAGGAGGAGCGAGCGGCCATCGCCGGCTTCGTCAGGCCCGTCGATTTGCGTGTACCTCGCCGCCCGCGCCTTGTCCCCTTCAAGAGCATAGATGACATGCGATTGGAGAATCACCGAGGGGGTGCCCGCAGGTACGGTGAGAAGAGTTGGGAGACTTCCCGGGGCGTTCCGTTTTTCCGCAAGGGCGGCAGCGTGAAGATGGCCGGCGGCGGCACCTGCCGGGGCATGGGCGCTGCCACCAAGGGCGGCAAGTACACCATCAAGTAAGCCATGGCAACCTCCGGGACCACCTCCTTCTCCCTCCCCCTTGACGAGTTGCTTGAACAGGCAACTCTTCGGGTTGGGGGCGAGCCCACTCTCGGTACCGAAGCCCGGGTGTCCCGGCGGGCTTTGGACCTCCTCTTCACCGACCTGCAGAACCGAGGGATCCTCCTCCACACCCTGGAGCAGGTCCTCGTCACCCTCACGTCGGCGGTGGCCACCATCTCCTGCAGCACCGACACCCTCGACCTCCTGGATGCCGTGGTGCGCCGCAACGGCACCGACCTCATCATGACCCGCTTGGGATTTGGCGAGTACCTCGACATTCCCCGCAAGGAGCAGCAGGGCCGGCCCACCCACTACTTCGTCAACAGGCAGCGCG